TAGAATGTTTGATGAAATGACCCGAGTGGGCCGAAGAGAACAAGAAATAGCACAGGCAGAAGATCAGGAAGATGCTCGCACACGATTTGAAAATACTTTAATGGGCATGAAAGCAGGCCAAGGCAGCGCATTGTAGGGAGTAACATATGCCACTTACCGGCAAACAGATTCAGGGCATCATCAAGACCCACAAAACCAAAGCGTCTACCGAACGCAAAGATTGGGATAAGTGGCGTTGTTGGTATTCTGCCGACTACTGGGGACAGTACAACGAGCAGCCATCGGGCTCTGTACCCATTGGTGGTGACATGTCGGAGAACGTTAACTTCGAGACGAACTACCCCTATGCGTATGTTGATACGATGATCGCAAACGTCTGTCCTCAGAATCCTAAGATTACAGTTATGGCTCGTCGTGATGAGCTAAAAGGTGCGGCACGTTTTCGTGAAGCCCTGTGCGACGACATCTTTCGCCGTAACAACCTACACTCTGTGTTATGGAAGACGGCTACAAACGCAGCTATTTGCGGTAGGGGATTCATGAAAGTCGTATGGAACTTTCGTAGGAGCACTACAGAGATTTTATCTATAGACCCGAGGCAGATCTTTTTTGATATGTCAGCGGCCCGGTGGAGAGACATCCGGTATCTAGTCGAGGTGACGGTTCTTACGCAGGCAGAGTTTAAGACTCGGACTAAGGCCGATCAAAATAACAAGTCTGCGTATAACAAAAAAGTAGCCGAGAAAGCTAAGTTTGGTGGATTCCCTACATGGCTAAAAGACAACTCTAAAAACTCAAGTGCCCTTAACGAAGCCTCTACTGAAGTCTACAAATGGGTGACTGTTTATGAGGTTTACGATTTTGAAGGTGACGGACGTTACTACCATTTCTTAGATAACGTCGAGGAACCTTTGTTTGAAGGCGATCTACCTTATCAACAGATTAACAATCCTTTTATGATTCTTACTTTTAACGAGAACATGAAAGACCTTGGTGGCCTGTCTGACATCAAGTTGATTCAATCGCTACAAGAGCGGCTTAATGAGATTGACACGCTAGAACTGTGGCACGCGCACACGTCTACTCCGGTCATGATGGTTAACACTGCTTTAGCTGATAACCCAGAAGACATTTTGACTGCACTTCAAGAGGCGAATCAACCGGGCTCCATGATTGCAGTCGAGGGCAAGGCTAACGCACCACTAGGAGATATTATTGGATCGACCCCCATTCCGGCGATGTCGCCAGCTTTCGTGGACATGCGCGAAAGATGTAACAACGTCATTGAGTTTATCCTTGGCATCCCTCAGTATAGTAGGGGGGTTGTGGGTGTGGCGGACGTTGCTACGGAGGTCGCGCTTGCCGACACTGCGACCCGAACAAGAAACGGACGAAGAATAAAGCACGTTGAAGATTTGGTGCGTCACGCAGCACAAAGAGTCATCGGGCTGTACGAAGAGTTTCTTCCTGAAAATACTAACCTTCCGGTACGTTTGACGGACAGTCGTAAGGTGCTTCGGGTCAACCGGGAAACACTAAAACTCAAGGATAGTCGAGATCCGGGCCAACAACCTCTTGATTATGATTACGAAGCAATACCGTACTCACCTACAGAGAATCATCGACTTGTCCAACTACAGAAGTTACAACAGTACATGCCTTTATTACTCCAATCTCAAGTTGTAGATCAAGAAAAACTTATTACTAAGTTGCTTGACCTTCTACAAATGCGAGAGGTCCTAGCGCCGCCTAAGCCTCCAGCGCCTCCCGGCGCACCGGCTGGTGTTCCGGGAATGCCTCCGGGCGCACCTCCCGCAATGCCCGGAATGCCCGGAATGGACAACTTGTCTACTGGAGCACTTCCAGAAGGTACTGAACCATCACCTGTCCCTACACCCATGGGTGGTCCGGGCAACCCATCTTTATAGGAGATTAAAATGGCAAAGAGAAGCCCATTTATTGAAAAAGCCTTGGCTGCTGTTAGGCGTAAACAAGAAGAAGATAGAAAGGCAAAAAGGGCCGAAAAACGTGCTGCACGCAAGGCCGGTAGGACTGTTCGTGTAGAAGACAGAGAAAACAAACGTGAGAAAGCTAAGGCAGCAAAACGGGAAGCAGATACAGAGTCTGTTGCCCGTAGTAAACCTAGAGGCGCAGGTGTGGCAAAACGCGGTAGTGGCGGTCAAGCGGCCCGCACTAAAGCTCGTGATGCTACAGCATCTACACAACGTTCAGGTTCATCACGCGGACGTAGCCCCACACCCGGTACCACTAGAGGTGGTTCCGCTAAGACCCGTACTGCCGCAGGTCAGGGCCAGAGGTCCGGCGCTACGGGCGATACACGCGATCCCGAAAGCAATAGATAATGCGAGTGCCCGTTAAGAAAATACTTAACATTGTAGGTTTTGCACTTCGTCTTGTAGCTCCACTAGTTCGCAAGAAGAAAAATAAATCTAGAGAGAAAAATGAAACAAAGTAAAACGCATCGTCATTTAGCTTCCCCTAAAAAAGGCGCGGCTAGTATTTTGCTTATTGAGTTAAAAAAACCAAAACATCAACTGTTTGACGGTGAAAACCCCGGCAAAACACAACTAGATGGTAAAGGCCGCGTTGTAGGAGTAAAAGACTAATGCCCGGAATGCCTAACAAACTAAAAGCTTCTCAGAACGCTATGCTTAAAAAACATGCGGAGCATCACAGCGATAAGCATATAGAGTTGATGCGTAAACTAATGGCAGAGGGCATGACTTTTAAGCAGGCCCATAAAAAAGCTCAGAAAGAGATTGGTGACTAATGCCTATGTACGATTTTAAGTGCCCTGATGGTTGTGGGTACTTTCATGATGTGTATGTCCCACTGTCAGAGCACGGAACAACTAAATGTACTGAGTGTGGCACTTTACTAACGACTATGATTAACGAGGTCGCTTTGATAGGCCCGATGCCCTCAAAGCCCTTGGTTGTGGGTCAGGTGGGTAGGACTTTTGAGTCCGAGCGTGAGTGGAAAGCGTATCAACGTAAAAACCCTGATTGCGCTATTGTTTCGGCCAACTCTAAAGAATGGCGAGATCACCGAGACGCTGCGGCAGAAAAGGCTAATAAAAAAGCACGAAAGCAAGGCTACCGGGATCTTGAGGACAAACAGAAACGTCGCAGAAAAGACAAAGCTAAACGCACTGGTAAACTTGACAAGAATATTTATGTTTACTAATCACACTGTAAAGAGGTGCCCCTATGCCTATGATGAAAGAACTCCTTGAAGACCTGCAAGACAGCCCCCCTCAGAACGAGGAGGAGTTGCGGGAAATCCTAGCAGAAACGGGCTACGACCTTATTATGACAGAGCCAAGTGGTGAAGACGACGATCAAGAAGACGAAAAAGCCGGTGAAGAGTCCATGGAAATGATGGGCGACGAAGAAATGGATGACATGGAAGAGGAAGAGGAAGACGAGAAAAAAATGGCTAAGGATAAAGATCCCGATGACGCCGATATGGAAATGGACATCATGAAAGAAATGATGCCAATGTCTTCCATGATGGGACCTCCGAAAGCTATGACTCCTCGTATGGTTATGGCTATCCGTACAAAAAAAGCCGCTAAAAAAGCACTTGATCCAAAGAGAGGTAAGAAGTGAGTGAAGATCTAGAGGCGGGGGCTGCTCCTGCTGAATCGGGTGAAGCGGCTCCTGTTGAGGCGGCTGCGGTAGAAACGGCTCCTACCGAGACGGAAGAGTCGGCTCCAGTAGAGTCCGCCGAACCGGCGGTTCCCTCTCTCGCCGCTGAAGAGACAGTGGTTGAAGAGGCCCCCGTCTCTTTTCCCTCCCACGAAGATTTTGGGTGGGATGATTGGGACGGTAGTATTGATGTGCTTCCAGAGCAGATGCACGGCTGGGGCGCGCAGTTTGATGCCTACTACCAAAAACAGATTGAGTCTGCGACTCAAGATAGCGAGTCTACCCGAGAGCTTTACGAAGCTCTCATGGGTGGTAAAGAAGATCCACGTCTTGCAGAGTTGCGAGACAATGTTTCTGAGTGGGAAAAAAAATACGAAGCACTGCAAGGTGACCATGAAGTCACTACTCGTGAGTTTGACGAGTATCAGCGTGTAGTACAAGAAGCAGTTGAGCAAGAAGCACAGGAGTACGCAACAGAGTTTGCGGAATCAAACCCCGATCTCTTTGATAACGAAGAGTTGGCCGAGGTGTTTGCTGATCTTCTTGAAGATGGTTGGATTCTAGAACATGCTGCGGTAGCCGCGCGTCTGCCACAGGAGATTCTAGAAGTTGCGAAGCAAGCAAAAGCAGATGGAGTCCCTGATTCCTATGCTCTTAAGCTAGCGCAGGGTGCGAAGAGCAAACCCGCAAAGCCCCGTCCGGGGGCGGCACTTACCGCAGGGGCTACTACCCCGGCACGTTCTTCCGAGCAAGCAGAGATTGCCGGTAGCGTTCCGATGTCCTTGCGGGAGTTCCGTAAGCAAGTAGCGCGTAACGCCTTATCAAGTAAAAGGAGATAATCATGGCGATTTCACCAGATGTGCTGGCGACCGCGCTCAATGAGCTTATGCCGTCGTACAGCGAAATGTTTGTTAAGTTCCATCCATTGATGGAAAAGATTATGTTGAACGGGAACCTTTCTCGTGATTCATTGAAGGGTCCCGAACGAGAGTTCGCAGTCGTAACTGACGGTCCCGGTACTGTGACGCATGTCAACACAGGTTCCGAAATCATTGCAGGTGGACGTTCTCAGAACGCACACCGTGGTAAGGTTGGCGCACCACGTTTGATCTATGCGTTCGACGTTCCCGGTAAGGACATGGCTGAGGCCAACGGTGAGCAAGACCTCGCTCGTATCCTCCAGCACTACCCAGAGTTGGCATTGTCTGACTTCCACGAGCGTATTGCAGACCAACTCGCAACCGGTGCGGGCGCAAAGGGTGTCGGCAGTTTCCCTACTCTCAACGGTAACGTTCAGTTTAGCCCATCCGGTACAGCTATCCAAGGGTTCCTTGCTCCATTGAGCCGGGCGGCTCAGATTGCTCGCGGTGTGACTGTTCACAACCTTAATCAAGGTACTGTTGACGGTTGGTACAACCAGTACGAAGACATCACTTCGTTTGCTAACAACGGCCGTAGCCAAATGCGTAAGGCATACTTTGCTGCTTCTCGTCAAGGCAAGACCATGGGTCCTGTTGATTTGATGATTGGCGACGAGGCTTCCTACCTCAACTACATCGACGACTTGGACGATCAAGTCCGCGTGGTCAAGGTTGAAGGCGACAAGGCTCCGCCTATTGTACGTCAGGGCGTCAAGTTCCTCGAAGCTGACTTCTTCCTCGATGATTCAATCGACATCTCGGACACGACCAACATGTCTGCTGAACAGCAAGACGGGTTGATCTACGGTCTGAAGACCTCGACTTGGCACTTGTTCACTCTTGGTCATGACGCAGGTATGGAGTCCAAGGGCGATTTCGCTGTTCGTGGACCGTTCCGTATCCCGGATCAAGACATCTTCCGCTACGAGTTGGTGCTCATGATGGGCCTCCACACTACGCAGCTTCGTTCCAACTTCGTCGTCACCGGCGCAGCTACCCCATAGGAGGTTATCATGGGATTTACAGCAGTGGGCATTAGCCCAACTACAGTTACTACTGACCAACAGGCTCCCCTCGGCTTCAAACTCACCGTTCCTAACGGTGACAAAGGCGCACAGGAGTGGACTTACGTTAAGACTTCCGCAGAACTTACGGTGGGTGAGGTCGGTTGTCGCATTCACAACGCGGCGATCTCTGACCCTTACATCGTCGGTGTGGGCACAGTGAACACTACCCGCGCTGCGGCTGTTGGGGTTGCCCAACACACGATTGCGAGCGGATCTTACGGATTTGTTCTGTCTTCGGGCGTTGGCTCCGTGATGGCCAATGGCAGCGTTACTCAAGGCGCGGACATTGTTCCTGCCGCCGCCGGAGAAGTCACTGACTTCACCAACGGAGAGGAAGAACGTGTCATTGGTCAAGCATTTGCAACGGACGCGGGTACTACCATTGTCCTCGCTATGCTCGACTGCGGTAAGTAGTAGACGATGAACCTGAAGGGGATTCGTACTGCGATGTTCGCTCAGGCGGACTACTCACCGAGTAGTTCTCCTGAAGCGATCTCGCGTGTGAATGGCTTCATTAACAGGGCTTACAATCAGTTAGCTCTGGAAGCCCCCTTCCTGTTTTTTGAGTCCAAGGTAAATATGGTCACAGAGCCAGATATTACCTCAAAGGGCGGCAAAGACGGCGTAGCTGGCGATAGAATCCAGCTTTTTGGTGCCAACACGTTGCCCGGTAGTCCATCTACCAAAGACCCGTGGACTTGGTATACCACCTATACCAATGCACAGGCGTCTACAGACCCAGAACTGTTTAACATCTGGAAAACCGATCGTTCTTGGGACGGTCGTATGATTGAGATTACAACTGCGGACGGTACGAAGATCCGCAATCAAATCCGTTCTATCTGGCGACAGACAGATGGTATTACTTACAGGTACGCACTTACCCTGACTACCCCGTGGGATATTAACTCCTTCGGCGATGGCACCTCTACCATTGATGGATTCGCAGGGTTTAAGTACCGCATTTTTACAGAGGCATACCCTCTGCCGGATGACGTTATTCAACTTAAGTCGGCTTGTCTTAGAGACGTCGATACCAGTTACCCTCTAAGTGTTTTTGGTCAAGATGAAGCCGCACAGCATCAGTTGATAGGCCCGCCTAGTCAGGTAGCTACAGGCATCCCAAGAGTCATCTTTAGGCAACAACATGTACACCTTGAAGGACCCAGCGTGGCCCCTGTAGCTAAAGCGGCAATCAATGGCCCTAACGCTACTAAGACATGGCTAGGACCCGAACCTCCGGGAACCTTCGAGTACAAAGTCACATACACTTGGGGTAAAAGAGACGTAGAGTTCCAACTACCGGGGCTTGGACACTGGGAAGGATTTGCCCAGCCTATCACTCTTACTGAGAACACTACGTTCCCCTCAGATAGCACCGAAACAAACGGCGGGAACCCGTCTGCAAACCGATTCCGTACTCCACGTTTTGAGTCCCCGGCATCGCCCGCATCTAATCAAGTGCCACCTACGAACCCCGAAAATGACCTCGACAGTACAGCGGCTGTGGAGCTTGTGCTCCCCAACATCACCTATGCACTGGGCTACTTGAACTCGTTTTCCCAAGGGGCCTCAACGTTCACACGTCAGAGTCTGAACCAAAGCGGGATCTACATCCGTATTTATCGTAAGCGTATTTCTACTGATTTTAAAAACTATGTATCGAATCAAAATGACGCATTGAACCTAGCCGATACTGGTAGGGACGGAGTTATCGACGCTGCCGAAGATTTTTACCTGTTGGCGGAAACTCGTGCGGACACATTGAATGGCGGCGTTTGGTACGACCGGGGCGAGTTTATTCCAGATCGTAGTCGCCGTCTCCGTGACATTCACGGGTACCAAACTGTTCAGTTTTATCCTAAGCCCGATAAGCGGTACGTCACAGAGATTCGATCTGTAGTGCGCCCGCGAGAGCTAGTGGACGACCACGACACGCCTTTGCTTAACGCCGAGGCTATGAACATCCTAATCCAACGGTCCATGGCTTTATTTTATGAAAGCTTAGGCCAACCTCAACTAAGCGGCTTGTCCCAAAGTAGATACGAGCAGCAGCTTCTTACCCTCTCAAAAAGATACGGTGACCTTCGACCTCCTAACGTACCTGTGTTACGAAGAATGTCGAGGGCACAGACCTCGTACCGAAGCAATCATTATTATCGGAAGTGGTATACTACTTCCAGTTAAAAGAGGGAAATATGGAAGATATGATTTGTGGTGGAATCTACGAGTACAAAGATTCTGCGAACAGGGTGCTGCACGGAACTTTGGTTGGGGTAACTACACACCCTAACGGTCGATCGGAAGGCACTATACTATTCGCGGGCTTCGCACCCGAACATGTAGAGCAAAAGTCAGACCGTTGGGACATGATGAAGTTGATCGGACGACCCGCATCCCCGAAGGTTGGGCGACCTAGAAAGGGGTAGTAAATGGACAAGTCTGGTATCGCCTCTCTCGGCCCCTATATACTTCGTTTTTCAACAGACAAACTGTTTGCGGCTAACGATGTTGCGGCCGAAATAGAAAACCTGTACCCTATGCCCGAAGGCTCGCTCCGGTCAGTGTGGGGACCTGCGGCGTTATTAGATAATGTCAACCCGGTACTAAACACTGCTACGCGTCCTACTGCAACATCCAGTTCATCTGCGATGGAGGTAGGTTCTGCTACTTACAGTACTGTCAAATACGGCTCTCGTATGCACGGCATCTATCATGCGCTGCTCAACGAAGGTGTACGAGATGTTTTGCTTTTACA